CGGGTGTCTCCACCCTCAGGTCCACAGACCTGTTTATAAGAGAGCGTCACGCTTAGATACGTTTTGAAAATGTTTTCTTTTTTGTTGTGGAAGTTACTTGTGTTAAAACAAGCCTCCCATCAACTAAGTTAAACGAACGAAATCATAGAAGATCCACTCTGGCGGTCCCCTTAGGGACACACCAGCCGATCTATTATGGCCTACGTGACGATACACATTCTAAGGTTAAGGGCCTTTTATCCCTAACCATAGACTACCATCCCGCTATTAGGAAGATCCCCTCGTTAAATTATAGAGGGGATAATGGCATAGGTGGGCTCCTTTGGAGAAGTCCACTATGTAACGTCGTCCTGCTCTATTTTCAAACAAAATAGGGACAGGAAACAAGTACGCAATTGCGCTGGCCGGGAGCACTAATCAGTCTTCCGTTTGGCGAGTCTTCCTAATAATGAAAGTGATAGATAAATCTATCAAATCCAAAACTAGGTCTCTTAATTATTCCGATTGTTACATCGGCGAGTCTTCCTCGGGTATAATCATACCCTAAGTCTCTATATTATTCCCTCTCGGTAACCGCCTGCCCATCACCCAACGTGGAGTGATACGGATACTTCTATTGGGTACTAACAGGTACCTTCTAGAAATATCTAACACCCATACCTCTAAGCACCGACTTAACTGTGCCTAGGATATGGAGTCTATTCAACTCAACCCGTTGCTTGTTCCTGCCCTATCTCTAAACATCGGGGTTCACCCTAAGAAGTTACCTTTCCGCCCCTTTTGGGGGCCGATTGAGGACATCACTTGTTGAGAAAATAGAGTAGGGGGCTACGTAGGACATAAATAAACCGGTCTATGACTGGTTTCCAACTGCAGAACCCCTAAAAGATTTCCACATCTTCACAAAACGGTTTGGAGCCATCGTAAACGATGGAGCATCCGAAAGCCGTTCAGAAGTTCGAGGAAATAAAGCCACTGCTCCTAAACTTGATTCTATATCATCAAGCGAAGAGAGAAGTGTCTCCAGTTCCTCTATGGAGAAATCTTTTGGGGATTCAAGAGTGGTTCTAAGCTTTGCTAGATCACTAAGGACATCCAAGTACGGTTCCCGATACACATACTCATATAGAGTGTGTATAAAGCGCCGTTCCTGAGGATTGACGAATTCTCGCATATTAACGAGACATTCATCGATCGAACTGCAGATCGGGCCTAGTTCTGGTCTAAAGAAGTAATTCGATAGATAAGTTCTAGGTCCCTTTTTCCCTTTCGGAGGTTTATTTACAGATATAAACTGACGAAGGAAAAGATCTACAGACTCAGGTGGAAACTCAATTGTTCCATAGTGGGCCCGGGTACGGTCGACCGTAACTAGCGTTCGAATAACGCTAAGCTGCGGCTTCAACCCTTCCAATCTGTCAATCATTCGAGCGCAAAAAGCGTCCGAGTATGACTGAAGATGCTCAGGTTTAATCTCACGTGGTTTCTCTCCTGTATAGGAAAGAAAATCACGGAGACCACCGGATCCTGGTCTTGGGGCCATATAGGCTAAAACCAAGGTTTTAGCCCTATTCCCCAACTTAGCAAGAGCTCCGTTCATCGAACCTGTGACTTTGTAACCAAAGCCCAGTATTCCCGCTAGAGAAGTCTTAGAAAGTCTGTACTTTCGAGACAACTCTATAGCCGCGGATAGGTTCCGTAATCCAGCCACAATCTCTACAATAGGGATTGGGGATAGATTTACCGGACCCACGATGAAACGCTTAGCAAATTCCAAGGCTCCAGATGTAGAAACTAGCGATTTCGCTAGCCCTACCTGTACTCCAAGCTCTTCCAAGACTTGGAGGTACGAATCTGAAACCCTTTGGTTTGCTAAGACTATGTCATCCCCCAGGACGGCATAGTCAGAGAACCACTCCCCGGGTCTTATAACACCTGCCCTGCTAGCCGCTCACTGCACAATAGTGTGGTGAGTTAAAGCTAGCATGGCCCAGGAAGTCAAGGCCCCCATTGGTTGTCCGACTGAATAGTATACTTTATCCATCCCCGAGCTATTCGACGCTCTTTCAGGTAAAGTATACTCCCGAGATGTGAGAAGAATCATTCAGGTGTTCGCTAGGTGAGACCCTAAAAGGGAGCTCAGCAGCGTAGCCTGAAGTTTCACTGGTAGTCTGTCAGTTGCGGCAGAGAGATCAAAGCTAAAAAGCTTATGACCCCGTACTCCTAGGTTACTAAGGTGACCTAGGGGCCGTTCCTGATCAAATGTTCAGTCTTGAGGTATTAACTTCAAGATCTCAAAAATTCGGTCATGCAGTGGGCGAAAAGCCCACTGTGTGATGCAGTCGACCATGGCAAAAACACGCACTTTTCCGGCCGGCTCGTCCTTTAACCCAAGTTTACCTAAAGCTGGGGAAGGATAGGTATTTTGCAACCTTCCTTCCGCAAACTTTAGGCCTTCCTCAAACCAATTGAGGAACCTTGTGTTACCAGTCATCTTGATCCAATCTTTTAGATATGGAAGAAGAGGACTGAAACGCCAAGCATGCAAGGTTAAAAGTAATCCTACAAAGGATGTACTTATTATCCCTGACACGACAGGCGTGGACTTAGCCGACATAAAAGGTCGAATAGGCATACTACGTAAGGCTTCCTTTCTATCGTTATAGCAGTCTCACAGAAAGTCCGTTGGCGCTTTATTAGCCAAGGACTCTCTGAAAGGACCACATACAAAGGTAGAAAAATCGGAGAGAGTGTGACCAAGGTCACGTGTCCCTCCGAAAGGATCCGTAATAGTAGCCAATTTGATACGTCCCGGAAACTCTACAACACGATAAAGTGAAAATAGAGACAACCAGAGACGTACGTGGAAAGGAGAACCTTTCCGTATCCAGGCCCTATGAAGGACCGGGATACAGGAAGGTAATCCCCTCCCTGCCCGCGATACTCGTGCCCCAAGGGGCGTAAGATCACGGAGAGGGAATCCGGCCACGGCTTGCTGTAGATTAACGTATTGAACTTTCAAGTAAATACAAAGAAAGCGCAATCCGGATCTACGAGCAAGTGAGGAACAATGACTTAAGAATGAAATTAAGACCCGAACAGTTGAATTGGACGTTCGTCCTGCCACTACTCTTCCTATTTTTGACAATAGGTTGATAAGTGGACGACCTCTTTTTACAGAGATCTTGGCACTTACAAACTTACCTACAGTTACGGTCGCATCAGTTATCAATGAATATAAATTATTTATTGTAGCTTTTGTTAATCGTACTATAAGTAGTCGTAAGACTTCGGTTTCCGGGTTTCCCCGGGCCGCAGCCACCCTCTCAAGGGAGACGGACTAGGTCACAGCTTCAACAGTGTAACCGTGATAGGGGGTAGACCCCCTCTATCTCACCCAGAATGACAGATTAACTAGAAACAATTCTAGTTAACTATCATCCGGAGTACGACAGAATTTCACTTAAACTTCACAGTCTAAGCTAGTCTACTTTGTACTAGCAAGGCTCACTGAGGACTGTTCGTAACTCCTAACACTATACCACCGTTCCCCCCTAAAGGGGTTAGGGTGCTAGCCTTCCCCTTAGTTGCAAATGCGACTAAGCAGGGCCTATGGCATAGTATAGTAAGTCACGTGAGAATTTCCCTGTGGGAACTTAGATCGACGCACACATAAGTGCAACGTTTCACCAAGCCTTCAACGGTTTGTTGAAATGAAGGACGCAAGCGTCC